AACAAATCGGTCGCCGCCGTCCTCGTCGACTTCGCCCGCGCCGGCGACCTCGAGGTCTTCGACGCCTTCGCCCGCCTCGGCGCCGACGAGCTCGCCGACCTTACAAACGCGCCCGACCCCGGCCCTTCTCTTGACTTAAAACTCAACGGCGCCCCCGTCGCCCTTCCCCCCGACGTCCAGGCCCTCGCCGCGCTGGTCCAGCGCATCAAGGACTCGGGCCTCTTGGCGATCGTCGGCATGGACCCCTACGGCGTCGGCCTCATCGTCGAGGGTTTGAAAACCATCGGCGTGTGGGAGATCGACCCCGAAAAACCCGACCCCGAAATCCCGCTGATCGGGGTCTCCCAGGGCTACAAGTTGATGGGTCCAATCAGGACCGCGGAGCGCAAGCTCGCCGACCGCACGCTCCTCCACGCCGATCAACCGATTCTTTCCTGGGCTGTCGGCAACGCCAAGGTCGAGCTCAAGGGCAACGCGAGCATGATCACCAAGGCCGCCGCCGGCGCGTTAAAGATCGACCCGCTGATGGCTCTGCTCACCGCGCTCAACCTGATGTCGACCAATCCCGAGCCTGCTGGGTCGGTCTACTCCGCCGATCGCGGGTTGGTTGTGTTTGGATAGGGCAGTAGGCAGTAGGCAGTAGGCAGTAAGGCGCCGCGAATCCCTCCCCCGTGGGGGGAGGGGCAGGGGAGAGGGGAAGCCCACCACGTCAACCTTCCTCGCCGGACGCGTCACCCTTCACCACGCCGATTGCCTAAAGACCCTGCGCAAGCTCCCCGACGCCTCGCTCGACTCCTGCGTTACCGACCCGCCCTACGCGCTTGTTTCGATCGTCAAGCGGTTCGGCAAGACTTCCCAGGCCGACGACACGCAGACCTCAGATCGCTCTCGCAAGGGCGCAGACGGCTACGCGCGGCTCGCTAAGGGTTTTGTGGGGAAAGATTGGGATAACGGCTCCACGGCGTTCGCTGTTGATTTTTGGACCGAAGTCTTGCGAGTTCTCAAACCGGGTGCGCACGTCGTCGCCTTCGGCGGCACGCGTTCCTATCATCGCCTGGCGTGCGCCATCGAGGACGCCGGCTTTGAGATCCGCGATCAACTCGCCTGGGTCTACGGAACCGGCTTTCCCAAATCGCTCGACGTCAGCAAGGCGATCGACAAGTCCGCCGGCGCGCAGCGAAAGGTCATCGGCGACTATGCCGTTACGCGCGAATTTAAGGGCCGCGACCTTGTTGGCGATGTAAGCCACGTAACGCGCGTCGGCATCACCGCCCCCTCCACCCCCGCCGCCCGCGCCTGGTCCGGTTTCGGCACCGCGCTGAAGCCCGCCTGGGAACCTATCTGTCTCGCCCGCAAGCCGCTTTCCGAGCGCACCGTCGCCGCCAACGTGCTGCGCTGGGGAACCGGCGCCATCAACGTCGACGCGTGCAGGATTGGCAGCGATGGCGGCACGAGCAATTGCGGCACGGGACCAAGCAATTGCGGCACGGGACCATCTAACGGAATCTTTGGCGACGGGCTGAACGGTGGCCGCGGCGTCGCGGTTCGGGGGCTCGGCCGCTGGCCCGCCAACCTCTGCCACGACGGCTCGCCCGAGGTCGTCGAGGCGTTCCCTTCGCCTCATGGCGCGGGAGCGGCGGGTTACGCAAAGGATCGTGAGGGCTACGAATCTTCATCTTACGAGATAACGGGCGGCTCTGTTTTTCGCATTGGCGACTCCGGCTCCGCCGCCCGTTTCTTCTACTCCGCCAAAGCCAGCAAGACCGACCGCTGCGACTCCAAACACCCGACCGTAAAACCCGTCGCTCTCATGCGCTGGTTGTGTCGTCTCGTCACCCCGCCCGGCGGCCTCATCCTCGATCCCTTCGCCGGCACGGGAACCACCGCCGAGGCCGCGATCCGCGAATCCTTCCGCGCCATCTTGATTGAGCGCGAGCCCGACTATTGCCTCGACATCGCCCGCCGCATGTCCCGCCTGCGCAAATCCCCGCCGCCTCGCGTGCCCGCGGCACGAAAGATGCGGGGGGGGGCGTGGAGCGGACGGTCTACGGAAACTTTGCCCGGGACGCACCATCGGGCCAATCGGGCTTAAACGATAGCAAACAACCCGCCGCCTCAAACCCCTCCCCCGTGGGGGGAGGGGCAGGGGTGAGGGGAAAACCGCTCGCCCGACCGCCGCCCGCGTCAGCCGTCAAGTCCAGTTAACCGCACGGGCCGCGGCCTGCTCATCAACCGAAAAATTCCGCCAAAAGAAAGGGCCGCGCGCATGAAAATCCTCGCCGCCCTCCTCGCCGCCCTCATCAAGCCCTTCGGCCCCCGCGAGCTCGCCCTCATCCTCGGCCTCGTCCTCATCGCCTTCGGCGCCTATCACCTCTCGCCGCCCGCCGCCGCCATCCTTCCCGGCGCGATCCTGGTCTACATCGCCATCGCGGGCCTCAAATAGATGGGCTTCCTCACCGCCTTCAAGCGTTCCACCGACAGCACTCAGGACGAGATGCTGTGGAACACGATGATGTTCAACAGCGAGTCGAACGCCGGCGTCAACGTCAACCAACAAACGGCCTTAAACGCCACCGCTGTCCTCGCCTGCGTGACGATGCTTAGCGAAGATTTCGCCAAGCTGACGCCGCGCATTTTCCGCACCGACCCCGACACCGGCGAGTCCACCGACGCCGACGACCACCCGCTTTACGATCTGCTCTACGCCCCCAACGACTGGCAAAACTGGTTCGAGTTCGCCGAGATGACGCAGGTGTCGTTGCTGCTGCGCGGCAACGGCTATGCGGTCATCGTCAGGGACGGCCGCGGCAACCCAATCAAGCTCATTCCCGTCAACGCCGACTGGGTGGCGCTGTGGGAAGCCCCCGACGGCGGCCTGTTCTATCGCGTCACCGCCAACGGCCTGCACATGATGGCGGAACTGCGCGGCGAACCCTTCCTCGTCCCCATCGCCGACATGTTCCACATCCGCGGCTTCACCGCCAACGGCCTGCTTGGCGCGTCCCGCATCATGCTGGCCAAAGAGGCGGTCGGCCTGGCGCTCGGCCTCGAGCAGCAGGCCAGCCGCTGGATGGCGAACCGCGCCCACCTCTCCGGCATTCTGACGACGGACGCCAAGCTCACCAAAGACGCGGCTGAGCGCATCGCCCAGGACTGGAAAGACCTCAAAGCCGGCCTCAGCAACGCGGGGAAAATCGCCGTTCTCGAGCAGGGCCTCAAATACCTGCCCATTGCGATGAACGCCAACGACCTGCAGATCATCAGCCAGCGCACTTTTCAGCTTCAGGAAGTGGCGCGCATCTGGCGCATTCCGCTGCACATGCTCGGCGACCTGACCCGCTCGACCAACAACAACATCGGCCAGCAGTCGCAAGAATATATAAACCTGACGCTGAGCAGCTACACCAGCCGCTGGCGTTGGAAGCTTCATTCGACGTTCGCGCTACGGCCGGCGAAACTGTTCATCGATTTCGATCTCAGCGAGCTGACCCGCGCCGACATCACCGCCCGTTATAACAACTACGCCCGCGCTATCACGGCGGGGTTCCTGACCCCTGAGGAAGCCCGCGTCGACGACGGCCGCGACCCCAAGCCGACATTTGGCAAGCTTCTCACTCCCGCCAACCTCAGCGCCGCCGGTTCCGACGCCACCGGCGCCGGCGCCGACGGCGGCGGCCGCCCCCCCAACGGCGACGCCGACGCCAACCCCCGGGCTCTTCGACCCAGGGGCGCCTTCATCTCCGTTCGCCGCGATTTTAACGCCGATCAACCGCGCGATGCCAACGGCGAGTTCGCCGGCGGAGCGGCTTTGACTGAGAATCAAAACGGCGAGGTCAAGCTCGTCGGCGTCTACGCCACGGCCGCCGGGCGCGATGACGCCAGGGCCGCCATCGAGGCGGCGCGGGAAGAAAACGGCGAGGCCGCCAATTTGCAATCGCACGACCTGCAGATCCAGGGCGACGTAAAGCCCGGCGACAAGGTGTTCGTCGTCCATTCCCCCGATCCCGCCGCCGACGTTCCCGGCGCCACGCCCGATTCCCCCGACACCGCGGAGGGCGCGACCATCCACGGCGCCTTCGCCTCGCGCGACGACGCCACCGCCGCCGCCACCAAGCTTTCGCAAGACGTTTGGGCGACAAGCGGCCCCGACTGGGAGCTCGGCGTGTCGGAAACCGACGCCGAGCAATCAAAAGTTTTCGCCGCCTGGGCCAGCGAGCACCCCGACGATCCCGAGGGCGACCGCGCCTCGCCCGCCGAGCTCGACGCCTTCGCCCACCAGGCGCTCGGCCTCGCCCCCGGCGCCAAAGAGGCCTATCCCGGCCTCGCCAAAGCCAACGAGTTTTTCGCCGGCCACGCCGAAAACACCCCCGCCGCCGTTGGCGTCTTCAAGGTCGCCGGCAAGAAGATGAGCTAACCCCTCTCCCGCCCCGCGGGAGAGGACAGGCGCGCAGCGCCAGGTGAGGGAAGCCCGCATGATCATACCCTCTGAGCACAACGGCTGGGTGCGCATCCCTAGCGATGATCCGGACGCGGCGAAGTTCGAAAAGATACTGCTCGGCCACAAAGCGTTTGTGTATGCGTATTTTCGGCATGATTCCGGCCCGGAGTTTTTTCGCGCCGGCCTCGATGATGAGGAGGCTTTCCTGGTCAGCGATGGCCTGCCGCCCGGGCTCGCTGCTTCCCCGGAGCCCGCATGACTGACGCCATCAACCCGCGCGCCCCGCGCTACCTGCGCTTCGCCACATCAGCGCCCATCAGCGTGCGCGAAAAAGACGACCGCACCATCGACCACATCTTCTCTGACGAGAGCGTCGCCCGCGACGGCGACACCATCTCGACCTCTGGTTGGCGGCTCGCCAACTTCCTCAAAAACCCGGTCTACCTCTGGGCGCACGATTCGCTTTCCCCGCCGATCGGCCGCGTGACCAGCATCACCCCCGACAACGGCCTGCTGCGCGCGACCGTGCAATACGCCGACGCCGAGACCTACCCGTTCGCCGACACCATCTTCCGCCTGACCAAGGGCGGCTACATCAACGCCTCGTCGGTCAGCTGGTTGCCGATCAAATGGCGCTACGCCGCCGATAAGGGCCGCTCGCCGGGCGCGATCGATTTCCTCGAACAGGAATTGCTCGAGGCCTCCGCCGTGCCGCTTCCCGCGCTTGCCAGCGCGCTGGTCAGCGCCCGCTCCGCCGGCATCGACACCGGGCCGATCTTTGATTGGGCGACCCAGGCGCTGGACGTCGGCGGCTTCGCCGTTTTGCCCAGGCGCGATTTAGAAATTCTCCGAAAGGAATCCCAGATGGCGACCGTTTCCAGCCACAGCAGCGAACCCGTCGCCATTGAAACCAGCCCCCTTGTCGCGCCGCCGCCGTCGCCCGTTGTCGTTCCCAAGGGCGAGAAATACGGCCGCGCCGTCAAGGCCGCCGGCACGCGCGCGCTCGGCAAAGACCTGCGCAAGCGCGGCCTCTACGAGCTCTCGATGTTGTGCTCGCTGATGAGCTCGGCCGAATATGTCTATCAGAACGTCTGCTGGGAAGCCGAAGATGAGGGCGACGGCTCGCCGGTTCCCGCCCGACTCGCCGCCTGGCTCGACGAAGGCAACCTCATCATCGCCGCCATGGCCGCCGAAGAGACCTCCGAAAACATCAAAAGCGCTCCCGCCGACGAGATCGCCCGCGCCGTCAAACAGGCGCTCTCCGATCTCGGCCTGACGCGCTCCGGCAAGGTTCTGAGCAAAGAAAACGCCCGCTGCCTGCGCTCCGCTCATGACCACATCGAGACCGCGCATGACCACATGGAAACCGCGCGCTGTCTGGTCCGTTCCGTCATCGACAAAAACGGCGAAGAGCCCGACGACGAAAACCCCGAAGAGAGCGACACCGACGGCGACACCGACGACGCCCGCGCCCTCCGCGTCCGCAAAGCCCACGCCCTCCGCCTCAAAGCCACCGCCTAACCCCTTCCCCCGTTTTTTACGGGGGAAGGTGGCCGCCCTTGCGGCCGGATGAGGGGAAGCACGCATGCCTAACGACCTTGGCGAAAAAGCCTGCTGGATTCCCGACGAACGAACCCTTCGCTTTGCCGCGACAGTCCTTCTCAATGAGGAAGATTGGCTGTGGACTCAGCCCGACGAAAACGAGGCAATTACTGCCGCCCTCATGGAAGCATCGCGGGCGAAAGCCAACCCCGCCACGATCAAGATTGCGATTGCAAACGCGCGGCGGGAACGCCTCCAACTGTAGCCGGGGTCGTTGACCCAAAGCTTTCTATCCGCCGGCTTTCAATCAAGCCAGCGCTAGAGAGAGCCCTCCCGCCGTAGCTCCCGGCAGAGCGTCGTCCGCATTGCGTCAAACACGCCGGACAACGTTGCCTGTTCGACTCAGGCCCATCGGGTCGGTCCTCTCGCCTTTTCCCCTCCGGCGGCGCAAACGCGCCGTTTAGGGGTGGCCGCCCTTGCGGCCGGATGAGCGCCTACGCGCTCCTCAACCAAGCCCGCCAATCCGAGCCCTGGGCAAGCTCAGACCGCAGCGTCGTGAGACGCCGCATCCCCCGCCGCGCTGTGAAGCGCCGCTAGATGGAGTCCAATAATGGACGCGAAGCTCGCTGAGCAGCGCCGAAATCTCGGCGTGCTGATCGATCAACTCAACACCGACGCCGTCATCGCCGACGCGGCGCTCTACGCCGCCAAAGAGCGCGAGATTTCCGACGCTGAGGCGGCAATCACGCGCGCCGGAGCGGCGCTGAAGCGTTCCGCGGCGCTGGCGCGTCCCGCCGGTTTCTCCGCGCCCGGCGAAGCCGTCGAGCCCCTTGGCGCCGACATCGTCAGCATCGGCGCCATGGCGCGCGAGCTCGGCGCCATCCATGGCCGCTCCGCCGACTTC